CTGTGGCAAGCCAAAACGCGCACCACGGAGTTAAACCGTCTCGAGTTTTGGGAACCAGCTGACATGGGAGCGATCATCGAAAAACTGGGAGGGGGTAATAAACAATGACAGATGAGGAACTTGCACAGGAATGGATGGAAGCCAAGCAAGTAGAAAAAAGCGCAGTTGAATCGAGGCGACAGATTGAGGATCGTCTCCTGTCGCTCATCGGGATCCCGGAGACGCTAGAGGGTACCCAAAGCGCCGAGGCTGGCGCGTACAAGATCAAGGTAACAGGCCGAATGAGCCGAAAAGTTGACACTGATAAATTGCAGGAGGTTGCTCTTGCTAACGGAATTTTCGACCACCTGCAAAGCCTCTTCCGCTGGAAGGCGGAGATCAACGCAGCGCAATGGAAGATTGCAGATGCGAGCATTACGGAGCCTCTAACCGAGGCTATCACAACCAAACCGGGACGACCAGCGTTCCAAATAACAAGAGAAGGAGAATAATATGGGTTTTTTAGGACAGGAATTTAATGTTAATGAGATGCCTGAGAGTGTGGGTTTTGATCCAATACCGGCAGGATGGTATATTGCAAAAATCACAGCAGCTGATCTGAAAGATACAAAGGCCGGTACTGGGAAATACATTAACGTGAGATATGATGTAATGGCCCCGAGTCATGAGGGCCGCGTCCTATTCTCGATGATAACCGTGGCTAATCCTAATCCTAAAGCCGAGGAGATCGGGCGCCAAAATCTCGGCGATCTGATGCGAGCAATCGGCCTTAAAAAGGTTCAAGATACCGATCAGTTAATTGGCGGTAAGTGTCAAATAAAAGTTACTGTTGAGCCTGGTACTGAGCAGTACCCAGATCCTAAAAACAATGTTAAGGGGTGGAAAGCCCTTGAGGGCGGTAACTTGCCGATGCCGTCAAAGTCTACTGATGGGGACCCTCAGCCTGCGAACGCCAGGGTACCTACACCACCATGGGCTAAGAAGTAATGTGATAAAAAGCCCCGGCACTACGCCGGGGCAAACAAAGGAGTAAACTAAACGATATGTCAATTATACCAGAAAAAGAACACTCGGTCAAATCGCTTATCAATAGGTACCACGAGGGGAATCAAGAGCCACCACGTCGACACTTCGGGCTCTCCGCAGTAGGTGAGCCGTGCATACGACGGGCGTGGTATGCGTTTAGGTGGGTAGCACCCGAGCAGTTCCCAGGCCGGATCCTCCGGCTCTTCCGCCGTGGCCATCGAGAGGAAGAAACTGTTATCGCGGACTTGCACGCGATTGGGATGGACATCGGTGAGGCTCAGAAGGGTGTTGACTTTGGCTACGCCGTCCGCGGCAGCGTAGACGGGATAATCTACTCAGGCGTGCCTGAGGCGCCTAAGAAAAGTCACTTGCTTGAGATAAAAACGCACAGCGATAAGAGCTTCAGAACTCTAAAATCAAAAGGCGTTGAGAGTGCACATCCTAAACACTACGCGCAGATGCAGGCCTATATGTTAGGACTCGGCCTTGATCGTGCTTTATACGTGGCTGTAAACAAAAATGATGATGAATATTATACCGAACGCGTGCGCATTGATATGCCGCTTGCAAAAAAGTTGATAGAAAAAGCCAAGCTAATAGTACAGGCCGAGGATCCTGGTATACGGATTAGCGAGGACCCGTCATGGTATCAATGCAAGTTTTGCCCGTTCTCCTCTATTTGTCACGACCGAGAGCCGGTGCGAGAGGTTAATTGCCGGACGTGTGTACACTCGACACTGAGGCCGGATGGGGCGTGGCTGTGTGAGCGATACAAGACGGATATCCCCGAGGCAGTCGAGAGGGTCGGATGCAGTGCACACGTTATCCGCCCGCATCTTGTACCGTGGGACCTTGTCGCTAAAAAATGCACCGACACTACAGCTTGCTATCGCGTGGATGGACAAGATGTTATGGTAGGCGAGGACGGTTACACTCTCCCGGAGGTTTTAAGCGGCGGCACCTTAAACAACGATGATGCAGAGATGGTGCGCGAGGTATTTGATGGGAGGATCGTGAGTGCAACTCAGACCGTACCAAAATAAAGCAATCGACGATCTATATAACTATCTCTCCACTGCCACCGGTGACCCGGTGATGGTCCTGCCCACGGGCAGCGGCAAGAGTGTTATCATCGCGGCGTTATGCGCTGATGCAATAAATAATTGGCCGAGTACTCAGATATTAATGCTTACACACGTTAAAGAATTGATCGAGCAAAACTATAGAGAGCTAAAGGAGTGGTGGCCGAATGCCCCGGCGGGTGTATACTCGGCCGGGCTTAACCGGCGAGAGCTGCATGAGCCAATAACGTTTGGAGGTATCCAATCGCTGCGGGGTCGGGCCGGTGATATCGGCCATATCGATATACTCCTCATCGACGAGGCGCATCTTGTCTCGCACAAGAACGAGGGCACGTATCGCAAACTCATCAAGGCGTTACGCATTATCAACCCGGCAATGCGCGTTGTCGGGCTCACCGCCACACCGTACCGGCTCGGGCATGGGCTTATAACCTCTGGCATGGCACTGTTCGACGAGATCCTTGAGCCAATGACGGTTGAGCTACTTGTATACGGCGGATATCTCACAAAGCCGGTAAGCCGCGCGACTGACGCTAGACTATCCGCCGACGGTGTGCACAAGCGTGGCGGCGAGTATATAGAGTCCGAGCTACAATCTGCGGTGGATGTGGATGATAAGACTGTGGCCGTTGCGGGTGAGATATGCGAGTTGGGGGCCGACAGAAGAGCGTGGCTAGTGTTCTGCGCTGGCGTCAAACATGCCTACCATATGAGGGATGCACTACGGATGCACGGCGTATCTGCAGAGACGATCACCGGCGAGACACCACAATCCGAGCGTGATGCGCTCATCGAGCAATTTAAAAGCGGAGCGATCAGGGCACTCACAAATGCTAATGTTTTGACAACCGGTTTTAACTACCCAGGAATTGACTTGATTGCGCTATGCCGACCGACACTCTCGCCCGGGCTATACGTGCAGATGGTAGGCCGGGGGATGAGAGTTGCCCCAAATAAAAAAGACTGTCTAGTGCTAGACTTTGCCGGTGTCGTAGCGACCCATGGCCCAATCACCAATGTACGCCCACCCTCTAGTAATGGTGATGGCGATGGGATAGCGCCAGTAAAAGAATGTCCTGAGTGTCATTATTTGATACATGCGTCGCTACGCATCTGTGAGTTCTGCGGCCATGAGTTCCCACCGCCGGAGCTGTCCGAGGGACTGTACCGGCGTGAGGATGATGTATATTCAGACACAATGCAAAATTTAAAAATATTATACTGGGAATGGATCGAGTACACTGGGAAGAAGAGTGGAAAGAAGATGTTGCGCGTCACCTACCACGGATCAGCGCTATCTGACAGGCCAATCCATGAGTATCTAGTAATCTGGCACGACGGATACGCAGGGGCTAAGGCAATGGCAACGCTTAAGGAGATTGCCTGGAGGGCCGGGGTTGACCTTAACAAGCCTGCCGATGCAGCCGAGCTTTGCCGGGCACTCGCAGGTGCTGATGCACCAGCTCAAATAAATTACAAGATGGACGGCAAGTTCCCCCGAATTATATCACGGGAGTGGGTGGATGTAGAGCGCGAGTATGATGACCTTATTCCGTTCTAAAAATTAAATAGTTATTTACATTTTTTTTTTGGATGTGGTAATATAAATAAAACAAAGGAGATGTTAAAAATGGAAAAAGAAGACAAGCAAACAAAACTATGTAGATGGTACTCTAACGGTGTCATAAACCGCATGACCTTTGGATATCTTTGGGGAAAAATCATATATAAAAAAGAGGTTATGCATGGCCAGTCTTGAAAATATACTCAATGGGCCGTGGTCTCCACCGGAGCCAGAGACATTACCGCCACCGGAGGAGCAGTTCAGGCGGGCGATTGCCGCCTCAGGGATCACTCCGCCAAAAGAGATAGTATTTGACGCGCAGTTGCACAGGTATCCAACAAGCGAGTCAGGTAGAGACAAAGCCGGTTGGTACGTCGGCTTCCCAGACGGGATACACGCGGGAGCGTTTGGCTGTTGGCGTTCCGGCGTCCAATCAACATTTACCGAGACTATTATCGGGCGCGAGCTCGCACCGGCTGAATCGATGGCGCGGGCGACACATATAAAAGAGGCGCAAGAGAGGGCGCGCGCAATCCGGGAGCAGAGGGCTGAGATAACAGCTGATACAACCGCCAGTATATGGTCAACGTGCCAACTAGCAAGTAATGAGCATCCATATCTGAAAACAAAAGATGTTAAGTCACACGGGGCTAAAGTTAGCGGTGACGGTCGACTCGTACTGCCGCTTTATAATACGGATGGTGAGCTGTCTACTTTACAATACATCGATGCTTATGGTAATAAATTATTCCATTTTAACGGATTGACAAAGGGCTGCTTCCACCTACTCGGCGACTTCAGCGACGCCGCCGAGCGGATCTACATTGCCGAGGGCTTTGCCACAGCGGCCACGATTTACGAGGAGACCGGCCGACCGACGGTAGTCGCATACTCATCCCACAACCTGTCCGATGTAACCGGGATAATGCGCAAACGTTACCCGGTGGCGTCAATCATCATTGTTGCCGATAACGACAAGAGCGGGCGGGGTAAAGATTTAGCAAACCAGGCAGCTGCTAAGCATGGCGTGCGGGTCGTTATGCCGCCAACGGTTGGCGATGACGCCAACGATTACCGAGCAGCTGGAGGCGATGTAAGGACGCTTTTATCTGATGGCGAGGGACTCACATCAGAGAGGTTACAAGTTGTTTTTGGCGACGAGATGCCGGATGCGTATGAGGCACCGGACGAGATAGTCCAGGATCTTTTAGTTGCGCGCAGTCTTGCCGTCCTGTATGGGTCCTCTAACTCGGGCAAAACGTTTTGGGCGCTATCACTTGCCGCAGCAGTGTCGGAGAGCGAAGTTTTTTTTGGCAAAGAGGTAGATGGCGGGCTTGTTATATACCTCGCATCGGAGGCACCGGGTACCATCCGGCAACGCATGCAGGCGATACGTCGCCACGCTGGTAAGGGCCTCTCCAATCTCGCAATGGTGCCGATTCCGCTAAACTTTTATAACGGCGCTAATGATGCTAACTCAGTCATCGAGCTTTGCCGGGAGATAGAGGAGGTTAAGGGACAGCCTGTTAAATTGATAGTTTGCGACACGCTCGCGCGGATGGCATCTGGGGCTAACGAGAACTCGGGCGAGGATATGGGCCCAATCATGGACCGCTTTGATGCCGTAGCAAACGCAACAGGGGCGGCGCTATTGATGATACATCACAGTGGCAAAAACAAGGCCGCAGGCTCACGCGGTTGGAGCGGGATCCAGGCGCACATATCCACGGAGATTGAGGTCTCTGATGAGAGCGGTGTCCGCGTGGCTGAGGTAAAAAAGCAGCGCGAATTACCTAGCAAAGGCGTGTCTATTAATTTTGATCTCGAGGTTGTGGAGATGGGAATCGGCAAGTTTGGAAACAACGTAACAACCTGTATAGCAGTACCAGATGAGCGAGAGCGCACACCAAAAAGAGACGCAAAACTATCAGGATATCTTAAATTAATTGCCGACGCATGGGCCTCAAAGTCAGGCGAATTCGTCGACGATTTGCCATACATTACACGCTCAGCACTGCGTGACTACCTAGTCGATAATGAGGTATACGCCGAGAGAACCATCAATAATGTTATGGGTCCGAGTGCAAAAAGAGGACTTATTTTTGCCTGTCTTGAGTCTGGAGATATACGCGAGAGGGTGCCAGGATTGCTCATTGTAGCGCCAGATATCATTAAAACTATTGGACTTATGAGAGATAAATGATGATGAAAAACAATTACCCTCAATTACCCTCAGCCTCTGAGGGTACCCCAGGGGGGTGAGGGTGAAATAGCTGGATTCCACTACCCTCAATTACCCCTCCCCCTTTAGGGGGAGGGTAAGAGGGTGGTAAGCTATCATGAGGGTAATTGAGGGTACTCCCCTGAGGGTAATTGAGTTGATAATAATTTTTTTTGATGGAGGTTAAAATGAGTGAGTATGATATACAAAAGCAGATAGTCGATACGCTGCGGATGATGGGCTATTATCTCTACTCAACCCCTAATGAGCTGCTCGGTAGAGTTCGTGGCGGTGGAGGCTACCAACGGATGCAACGGGCTACACAATCGGGGCTGGTCTCCGGTGTCGCAGACCTAACAGTGGTGCTTCCCGGGCGCGTGGTTTTCCTTGAGACCAAAACGGCCAAAGGCCGACAGTCGGAGAGGCAGAGGGAGTTTGAGAGACGTGTCACAGAGCTTGGGCATCGCTACGTGGTGGTGCGGAGTGTGGAGGATGCTATTAAGGCGCTTGACATGGATGGCCCAAATGGTGTATAGTTATTTTATTGGTTCACGTGTAGCACTGTGAAAAAACATTCGAGAGCTGCTTGAGACAGCGGGAGCCTTGGGAAACTGAGGGTGCTACCTCCCGCTATCTAAGGCAGTTTTTTTATTGGAGAAAAAACATTGTGATAAACATAACCCCTGAGTTGCATGCATTGATCCCAGCGTTATCAGAGGATGAGTTGAACACGCTGGAGGCATCGATACTCTCAGATGGCATAAGGGATCCAATAATCCTTTGGGACAATACTATCGTGGACGGGCACAACCGCTATGAGATAGCAAAGCGACACGGCATTGATTGCCCCTCAATATCGCGTGATTTCCAGTCAATCGATGATGCCAAGATATGGATGATAAACAATCAGAATGGGAGGCGTAACCTAACTGATGGCTGGAAGTATGAGCTTGCACAGGTGAAGAGGAAGATACTTCTGGAGCAGGGGAAGGAAAAGTATCGTGATACCGTTGGGCGTCCGTCAAAAGAATCGTTATCACTAAGTGATAACGAATTAAAACACAACACACAAAAAGAAATAGCATCTGACTTAGGCTGGAGTACTGGAAAAACTGCGCAAGCTGACTATGTATGGAATCACGGCGATGATGAAATAAAGGAAAAAGTTAAGGCTGGCGATGTATCAATCAAACAGGCCTATACAGAAATGAGGCGCTCAGAAAAGAAAGAAGA